GTCTTCGGAAGGCTCTTTGGGAAATTAAGTACGTATTGGAAAGCACTATTTGATGCTTTCTGAACTTCTTTAGTTTCCTTTCTAGCTTCTGCTTCAAGTTCTTCAGGTGTTCCTCGGAATCTCTGCGAACTTTTAGGTAAGTTGCTAGCGTTAATAATTCCACCAACAAGGGCAGAAGTAAACGGTAAGAGTAAATTCGTCCTGATCAAGCGATTACCGTACTTGACGATGATCGCGTAACTAGAACTTTTAAGGGAATCTCCGAAATTACTTTCGAAGAATAAGTCGTCTGCTTGATTAAGCAGTTGTGAATCGCCGTTAGCAAGAGCGTAACTGGCGTCGTGTATTTGACAAGTTAAATCTAACTTGTTAACTGGAATTCTAGAACCTCTTGAAGTACTAGATTGAAATTTACCGTCAGACCAATAAGGACCACAGTAATTAGTAGAAAAATCCGTTTTAAACGAATTTAGAAATCTTTTACCCGACCTAAACCTACCCAATGTGTAAAATAAAAGATTACAAAATTGTCAAAAGATACCCTCGTATCCCTTTGACTTATATCGCCAATACTGGCCTTCACGAAACAAGGAATGATCAACCAATTCTGGATGATCAGCCCTAAATTTTTCATAAATTTTCTTAAAAACCGCAAACTTATCATAATCCCAACAATAGTTGTTCATATGGGAGACAAGAGCCTGCCCTAAATAAGTTAAATTGGTATTAAGCAAACTATAAATATGTTTCGTAAACCTACAAGGGCGAAAAGTGATAACACCTTTCACCAAATTCAGTTTCGTGGAAAAATACTCAGCACCTTCCATGCAATTATGCACTTGGTGTTCAGTAATTTTTATACCCAGGATGGCGTGCTCACGTAAGTAACGATCCACATCAAAATCGTCTGGAATAGTTTGAAGTGTGTCATCTCCACCGGCCATCATATTGAAGGCTGGTGAGAGAATCTGCTCATCAGAATATCCCATTCTAACTAAAGCTAATAAATGCACAAAAATTTGACTCATACTATTGGCTAAGATGGTTCCCACCCAACCACTTTTCATAATGCCGGCAACTTTCATTTGAAAGCGTCGGCCACTACTACAGCGGTAAACCGAGTCTGTCGAAACCTCGTCAATAGCATTCCTGACATCAGCCAGGTATTGCTCCAAATCAGAATCGCTCCACTCAGCGGGCTTAACTACTAAGTCGCAGATAACCATTTTGAGAAGTTCGAAAAAGTATCCAAACATGTTAAAATCCCATACCGACTTATCGGCTTCAAGAATTTTACCATTGAAACGTTTCCAAACATTCTCAACATCACCTGGAACTAACGGACTGAAACCATAAGCTATTGGCGACTTACGCCAATTCTTAACAGCTACAGCATTTAGTTCCTTGAAGATAGCTTGATGCTTAATCATTTTATGCAGGGGCATGCAGGTAATAATACGCTGCATTTCCTGCTCTATCTTCTTTAGTTTATGTGGTTCGGTCTTCGGAAAGACTTTGAGCTCAAATGGTTCATTCCACTGTTGTGAAATGATATCGACTAAGCCCTCTGCCTTAACAGTCTTCAAAACATCACCATTAGTATTCATCCCCTGTTCATTGTATGGAAAACCAGCAGCTTTACTAGTCTTAACTAGAGAGCTGTCAATTATTCTATGCCAACATTCAGGTTGATTATAGTCAACATCCGGCTCATAACGATTATGCTTAAAGAGGTCAGCACATAAGTGCCGAACCCTCTTTAATTCGCTATCAGTCGGTGGTTCTTCAATTTCTCGGAGACGCTCACCAAAAAGTTCCAAGTGTTTCACTAATGAAACCTCTTCACTTTTGGGCGTTATCT